GTCTAAAAGTAGATATGGAACTATATATTTAACAAGTATTCCTAATATAATCGGCATATATCCAATAGCAACTAAGATAATGAAGAACGACAACGATAACATCGGCGAAGTTAAACTTATGACTACAATAACAAACAATATAATTTTAAAAAAGAAATCAAGGCATTTCCTTATTATATTTGGAAGTTGCACTTGTACCAAAAGAATAGCCGAGAAGTTGAGATTAATTAGTATCAACGAACTTGCTAACGGCGATTTGAAGATGCTTGTTAATAATAAGGATTTATTGGGAGATGTTGAATTATTAACTAATTTACTATTTCAAACATACATATCAATCGCAACATTCCAAAATTTAGTAGGGTATGTTCATAAAGACGCGCATTATGGGAACTTCTTATACCAATTAAATAATGAAATGGGATACTATCATTACATCTTTGATGGCAAAGATTATTATTTGAAAGCATGTAAATATAATATTATTATATTTGATTATGGTTTTGCTAGAAGAATTAATATGAATGCCAAATATGATTTAGTGCTTTCAAATAGAGAAAGTAGAAAGATATTTGAAGATTACCGAAGAATTATTAACGCTTTTATGAATAAAAAATCAGGCTGGGGCAATTATCTTAATTTACCTGATGTAAATATCAACAATAAAATGCTAGAAATTGCGGCAATATTAGACAGGATATTATACAATGAACTAACTGCGACTACCATTAATAATCAACAATTCCACGTAAGAATATTTAATAGCATTATTGAAGATATATTTTTAAAATATACTCCTCGTGGTATGTTTATTACCCAGCGTCCTCCTAACGTAATTAATGTAGCCCCCTTTGTGATAAATTAGCGACCCCGCTGCGACCCCTTTTTATTTTTATGCAACCAATATGAATATTTAATATTGGATATTGGATATTGAATATAAAAAGTATTTGATATTATATATGTAATTATGAGTGATTTGAAGGATATCAAGGATATCAAGGATATCAAGGATATCGAAGTAATATTAGAAGGCATCGTATATGATTTGCGAGAATTTTCCAAAGTGCATCCAGGTGGTTCTAACATTGTAAATATATTTGGAGGTAAAGATGCGACTATTCATTATTATATGTTGCATCCTCATAATAATATTCGCACAAATATCCTTAGCAAATACAAGATAAGAGACTATGATAACAATGATAATAACCAATATATATTAAACTCGACCATATTTAATGAATTAAAGGCAAGTGTTAAATTAGCAGTCCCTTATCAATACGCTAACTATGAATGGTGGCTTAAAGCATACGCTATTATAATCTCCGAGATATACATCGAATATCATAATTATATATACGGGTATTCATTTGTTAAATCGATACTACTAGGCATTTTAATGGCAATGGTTGGATTATGCATTCAACACGATGCTAATCACGGCGCAGTTTCAAGAAACGAGGTTATTAACAGGTTTTGGGGATATACACAGGATTGGATTGGTGGTAGTTCAATATTATGGAAACACCACCACGTTCTATTACACCACGCATATACCAACGTCTTAGAGTATGACCCCGACATAACAACAAATATATTACGACTTCACAAAGGTATTAAATGCGAATATTATCATTATTGGCAAAAACTATATATATGGTTCCTATTTATATTATTACCTATCAACTGGCATTTCTCAGAATTAGGCGACCTTTATAGGATGAACCATATGTCGCATAAAATATCCTCTTTGGCTACAAATGAAATAAGAATAGGTATATTATTTAGAGTGCTATTTTACATTCGCTTCTACATTATCCCTGTTTATCTATATCCTTCCTTATATACAATGCTAAATATCGGTATATCCTTAGCGGTTGGTGGGATATATTTAGGTGTTAATTTCATAATTTCTCATAATTTCGAAGGTGTTCTCAGCGATACCAGAGATGTAAGCGATTGGGCAATATCACAGATTGAAAGTTCATCTTCCGTAGGAGGCAGACTTTTAGGATTTTTTCACGGAGGTCTTAACTATCAAATAGAACACCATTTATTCCCTAGAATATCCCACGTTCATTATTACAAAATAAAGCCAATTGTTCAAGAATGGTGTAAAAAAAATAATGTTAAATATAATTATTATCATACCTTATGGAATAATATTTGTTCATGTTATAAATATCTAGAATTACAAGGGGGGTGCTATGAGTTTAATAAGGATACCTAAAGGATACCTAAATATTATTATATTCTTCAAGCATCTTCTTTCTAGACCATACCCCGTATATGTTATTTTCCCATCCATACATAAATATTTTTTCATAATGATTTCTTATAATATTGTCGCAAATTATTAGCAGCGGGTCAGATACATCATAGTAGTCGCCCATCTTTTCCATTAGTTTATTGTAATATGCATCTTCGTATATATTACTCATCGATTTAATCGCATTGTCCTTCTCTAATTTACTTTTGCGACTTATAACATCCCTTATATAGTCTGTAAGCAAATTACATTCTTCTGTAATATTGAATGTATCGCGCGTTGCCATAAAACCTCCTAAGATATCCTTGCAGATTTGCTTAATAACTGGGATGTTATCTATGTTGTAGTTATCAAATAGCATTAGGTATCCTTATTCTTTATCCAGTATTCTTTAATATAAGTAAAAAATACTAGAATATATATAATCAATTTTTATTATATTTGTAAAAATAATTTAGTGTTCTGTTCAAATGCTTTAATAAATACGGGTGCTTGTTCCTAAGCCATTCGGATTAACCTCAATCTTTTCGCAACTAACACCATCGCATCTTACAATGTATTGTTGGGGATACATAGTTCCTTGATCGGCAAAAGGACGAGCACACGGCGCACAAGGTGCTAGATTTCCTAACATAGTATCTCTATTACGCTCCATTAATAACTCAGCATTTTCTTGTAAAAACATTCTACTTTCATAACTACTTCTGACCATCGAATTATTATAAACATCTGCCAATAATTCGGAATTCACCATACATCTAGGTCTATAATCCGTAAACGCGCGACCATCCGACATTTTAATAGGGCAATGAGAAGTTAATTCTTTAGACGAACTGAAACTCATATTAATTATATCTATACAATTACAATATTTTTTATTTAGATTATTTAGATTATTTAGATTATTTACTATTTTCTATAATACGGGTTATTAGTTGTTTACGCGTTCCTTCACTATTAATATTATATGAACCACAAATATCTTTAAGTTTGTCTAAAGACATTTTTGAATACTTATTAAGTAATGTTTTATCACCTTTCTTATCATCGCTTGTGAATGTTATCTCAGAACACACGGACGCGTTATCTTTTTCTTCCTCTTCAGCGAATACTTTTGCTTCATAATCTTCGCTCGAGTTTATAATAGTATCTACGATTTTATCTACGATTTTATCAAGGTCGCCAGTATCACCTGCATCCGCATCATCCGCTTCCGCGTCGCCAGCATCACCGCCCTTATTAAAGGTAATAATATCTACATCGGGACTTATACGACTAACATCATCTAGTATTTTATCTGCGCCTTTTAGATTAGTAGGAGTTTGGGCTGATATATACTTAACCATATCTTCATTAATAGTAAGATTATCGGAATGATTTTCGGAATGTATTTTTGTAAATGATGATATGGGGCACTCAAAACTTTTACACGCATTTGAGGGAGAAAAATCCTTGAATATCTCATTCATTATAATATCCGACTTTTCCATATTTTTGGAAATGCTATCTTCGCGAGCATCCTTCTTAATTAAGTTTACGCGCTTCTCGAGTATAAAGAAGTTTCCTTCAAGTATTATTAATTTTCTCCATAGAAACATCACAAGAACTACTATGCTTACCAATATAAATAAATTAATATACGTCTGATCCATTAAAAAACTATACATTATTTATTAAAATCACTACATATTTTGTTTTTCATTTTAATCGCGTTATCAATAATAATTGAGGGAAACTCCTTAATATCAAGTAATTCAATGGCTATACATAGATAGGAATAGCCGCGCTTTATTTTATATGGAAATATATATCTATTATTATGCGGAATAGCATCAACCGATAAATTAATGAACTTCTCGGGATATAACTCTTCGAGTTTCACTAACTTATGAAAATGCGTGGTTATTATTAAACTGATGCCATTCAATTTGCTTAGATATTCTATAACCGCGTAAGCAGTCGCCATACCTTCAGTTGGCGGTGTCGAATGCATCGGCTCGTCCATCAAAAACAGCCCCCGCTTATTTTGTGCGCTTATGCTAACTGCCTTATTAATCATATTTAGGCAATACTCGGCTTCCGCCTCAAAATACGAGCGTGTTCCTAAAATATCCGATACGCGCATAAAAGAGTTTATAGTATCATATAGTATTATTTGAGAGCGCAAGCTATACGTAATGCCGATTGTTTGCCCTAATATTACGTTCGCTAGTATCGTTTTAACATACGTTGTCTTCCCTCCTGCATTCGGTCCCGTCACTATTATATTCTTATTAAGATTTATTGGGTTCGATATTTGGTCGCTCTTCAATATTGGGTTCTTCGCGTCCCATAGCAAAGTTTCATTAGAATACGCGACCTTCGACCATTCCCCAGATAGCAATAATTTATTTATGGTATCTATAACATCAATGGCATATATTGTTTTTAATAATGAAGATATGTCATTTTTAATATTGTCATCTTTCCATATCCTATATATATCCGTCATCGAATTATTAATGCTGATACGTTGGTAGGTCTCTTTAATATTGAAATAAGGCGCTATAATGTTTGAAGGCAGATTTTTCATAATATTTTGCGAATGCCTTACGAAATGAACGAGCCCTTGCATCTTTGAGTGCAGCTTATATTTTGTGTTATGTAAAAACAAGGCTATCTCATACGTTTGATACATATTATAAAGGTAAATGCCTACATACAAAAATATAGATACGAACTTCGTGATGTCGCTTCTAAAGTTTCCAGTTGTTTTAAATAAAAACTTAAGTATATTATAAAATATCTCGATATATGATGTAATCGTAATATTCATTTTCAAATAATTTTTGATATATAAATATGGCGCTACAAAGGTGCTCAAAGGATAGAGGATAGAGGTCATCGGGATAAAATAAATCTTATATAAATGATACAAGTCGAGTATTTGCTCGATGTAATTTATATAATTAATAATGAATGTCGAGGGGAATAATATCTCTATCGACGAATTATTATTGATTTCCTCTGCTATCTTATAAATCCACAATATATCATTCTCGTATTCTTTAAGTATTTCTATGTCTATATCATAATTTATTATGGTATTCTGGCGGCTCTCTAATAATTCTTTATCTTTTATAGGATGCCTTATTAACTTCTCTATTAATATTTGGCTCCCTTCTAGTATCGGCAGTTTTGATATCCATTTATCGATACACGTATCCTTATAGACATCCTCAGAAATATCTATTTTATCACCTTTGACTATATCATCCGTTATTATCTTATTCAGAATTATCTGCTTCTTTGATGCATCGAATTCAAATAACTCTTCAAACTCCTTAAGTATCTCCTCGTCCATTATTATTAAATTATTTAATATATATTTAATTATTACTGATTATAAAAAATTGATATAAAAACTCGCATTCTTATTACTATAAATAATGACACAAAGCGATTATATATCAATCTATAATAACGGCGCTATCCATATAATTAATAGAGAGCCTTATGAGACAAATATGGATTTATACAAAAGGGGGTGGTTTATTATTAAGAACAAGCATTGCGAAAATGACAAAAACAAACTAATCTCAATATCTTTGATGGATATTTATAAAAACAAGGGGATGGTTTATGATTATGATGTATGCTAAGTATTACTTAGGAACCTTAGGAGACATCTTAGACGATTTAGGCGACGACTTAGATGACTTAGAAGAAGACTTAGGCGACTTAGGCGACTTAGTTGATGTCTCCATTTTCTTATTTTGACTTAGAGACAACCTGACGCTTGCTAATAATATCGCAGATATTAGAGGCGCAAGGTTAAAACCGCCTTTAGTCTTTGAAGGTTGCTTCTTCACAGGCTTCTTCGCGGGTTTAGCAATAGGCATATTCTATTATAATTATAATAAATTAATTTCACAGCAGATACTTAAATACTATATATACTGCTATAATTGTTGTTATAAAGTTTAAAAACATCAATAATATTATGAAGGGGATTAGATAATACAATATATATATCAGTATTGGTTTCACAATCTCATAACGTATATTAGATTTCAGTAGTTCGTCTTTAATGAAATCTATTAAAATATTTACTAAACTATTATCGCCATCTACGTCTTTGTCGCTCGTTTTACTTTCATCGGTTGTCGGAGGGTCATCTTCTTTTTTTTTATATGCCATTTATAATTTAAATAGAATATAAGATTAATAATAAAAATGTGTTCGACGCGTCCATCAAATATCATTAATAAGATAGCATTTTAAATAGATGATAATGCCTATTCTTAAAAAACCCGAGAAAAAAGATGACAAGTTTATAGCGAAGGCAATAGAACCTGCTAAAATATCCCTCTCGGATGTTAAATTGAAATCAATAAGACGCTTAGTTGATAACAAGGGATATAATATTGCTATATATATACCAGAAACTATAAATAGCGAGGGAATATGTAATATTAATAAACTGGACGATACTATTATGAAGGAAATTATTTGTTTCTCCCCTAAATGGTTTAACAAAGAATTTTCGCAAAACGATTTAGCCGAATTATACGATAAGAGTTTTTGCGCACAAACTAAAACTATCGCAGTAATATTTACGAACACGAAGTATCCCAAGTTAATCTATAATAACCGAACTATTGAGAGCGTTGATATGATTATCAATATATTAAAGGAAAACAATCATTATAAGAAGTGCATAATAAACGTCGAGATTGAATATCACGGGATATATTTTTATGCGGATAATACTAAAAATAAATGGGTTGTTAGTTCTATAGATATAACGGACATTAGCAATGATAATAATAATGATGATTGGATGAACAAAGAGGATATCCTAGATAAACTAAATGATAATATCAGCACGATTAACAATAAAATGAATAAGCGCGTAATAGAATTGCAGAAATATATCAATGAATTGGAAGAGACTAAGTTGAATATAAATAAAACTTTTCTAGAGTTAAAAGCATCCCCTAGCAATAATATACAAGAACCTTTGAATAAAATAAATCAGCTAATAATTTACCAAGAAAGCCGAATTAATAATATATAAAAAACTTTTAAATATAATCTATTGTAAATAATAGATAGATATATATAAGTAAATATAATATGGGTTCTAATAAAAACGTTGTTATATCATTTTCTATTGCGATATTGCTACTACTTTCACTATTATTATTATTAACATATAATTCTAAATGTTCGAATAATAATAAATCGCAAATGAATTACAATGCGAATTCTAATATTCCTATGGGATTTTCAAACGATAATGAGAAATACTACAATTTCGAGGCTTTCACTACGCCCTCCGACGCTAACGCTGGAAGCGGTCAAGGTCAAGTTAGCCAATCTTCGCAGAGTGCCCCCCGCTCTGTCGCCTCTAATACTAGCCCAAACCCTAATTTGGCGGCTTCAGGAATAGGTAATTATTCCCCGTCTAACCCTGATTTCAATACCGCGCAAATGTTAGACCCTAACCAATCTGATAGCTATGACTTGAATGCGCAATTTTCAGGGTCGGATGCTACTGGAGGCGGCAGTAGCGGCGGCGCTGACCCTATGTCGCAGAATGGTATGCAGTCTTGTTTCCCGCGCGACCGATTAACTGCTAGCGATTTACTGCCTAAAGATACGGCGG